AATGCTTTGTAATAGTCCGGCATGGTGTCTAGGTTACGGAAGCCTTCTTCCACGTATACCTGCATGCCGGGGACGAACGCGCCTATCAACGGGAAACTGAGGAGCAGGACGTAGAACTCGTCCTTCCAAGAGCTTCCTGCGTTGCCTTGGGCGGTGTTATCCCAATTATGCTCGGCGAGTTGAGCGTTTTGGATGAACTGAATTTGGCTCATCACTTGAGCCTCTTTGAGCTTTCGCTTGTGTTTCAGACCATCCGCGAAGATACCGAAGGCATCGCGTAAGATGCCTCCGATAACGTCTAGTCCTAGGAACTTCATTAGAAGTCCGATACCGCCAGTCGAGCAACGACCTGAGCGTTATAGCCCGGGTCACTTGCGTAACGAGGATCGCTCATTGCCGCTTTCATTTCAGAGCGGTTGGCGAACGGCTTAGCGCCATTGCTGGCAGTGTTTGTGTTTTTGGCCTTCACGTAACGAGGCTCGCTGCCTTGCATCTGGGCTTTGATGCCCTTCACGATTACGTTTAGGTTACGATACTCACCACGGAGAACCGCTTCGTCGAGTGCGTCATTGAACGCTGCAACGTCGTCGTCGGAGAGATTGTTATTCCCCCACTCCAACATCGCTTTGTATTCGTCCTTGCCACCCGCAGCTTCCTCGATCTGACCCATGCGCAACTGCTGTTGAGCTTGGACGCCAGACATGAAGGTAACCACGACCTCCTTAGGTAGCTTGTGGTTCTCAGCGAGTTCCTTGTAGCTATCTTCCGACAGCTCGCCTTTCTCGAAGAACTCGTTGGCATACTTGACTACGTCGAGTTCACCTTCAGACGCGGGGGTGTCATCACCGTTAGGTTCGTCGGTGCTTTCTGCCTCACCCTCTGGGGTATCTGTGCTGTCTGAGGTTTCCTCGGCGGTAGCTTCAGGTTCGTCCTGGGCTCCGCCTCCGAGTTTCTTCTCTAAGGCCTGATAGGCCGCGAGCAGGTCTTCGTTGGTTTTGAACTTCCCACCGATCAATTCTTCGGCAGGGGTTTCCGGCTGCTGGATGTCTTCAGCGCCGACTTCCACAAAATCGGTGGAGACTGTGTCGTCGAGGCTTTCCAGCGTTGGGCCTATAGAGAGGCCTTGGTCATCAGTGTTCATTTTTAGCCTTGGTTAGCTTGAGTTGCTGCTTGGATTGCGGGGCCTACGCCCTTGTCCACTGCGGACTGCATCATCTGCGCTTGCTGCTGCTGCTGCATCTCCTGCGCGATCTCTTCGTCAGACCGGATGAGACCTGTCAGTTCCACACCATGGCCATTACCTAGGCGTTGGATCAGTTCAGCCTCGTCGATCCGTTGAGAGATCTTAGGGAGTGCTTGAGCTAGCGCTGTGAGGTCTTGAATAAGTCCACGCAGCTTGTTGAGGTCTTGCCCCCGTCCTAGAGCGTCGATGCCGGTTACGATCATCGGCTCCACTGAACCTGAGGGCAGTTTGGGAATGTCGCCCTTGCGCTGCATCTTAGCGAGCCAGCGGTTAGCGACAGGGATTTGAAGCTCCTGTGAGAGAAGCGAATAGTATCCACCCAGAGCGTCGTCTAGCTCTTGGGTTAGCTTGTTGATCTCGAACGCTGTGACACGCTCACCGTTACGCTGGACACTAGATGTCATCAGCATGGCTCGCTCAAGGCGGGCAATGATCTGCTGAAGGACCATCTGAGCGACTTGGAAGTCACCCATCTTGTCAGCGCGGAGGGCGTTCACGTCAACTACACGACCTTCCACAATGTCACCATTGGCGGCATCTTGGAGTTCGTCAGCGTCGGTCATGCCTGTTGGGTCGATCAACCACAACAAACGGGATGAGATCTGGGAGCCTTGCACGATTGCCTTAGTGAGATCTTCGGCTGACTGAAGGTCACCATAAAGTTCTTCAACGTAAGACCGTGCGTAGTCTTCACCATCGATAGGGATCATACGCAGACACACCCACGGTAGGTTGTCGTTATTGTACTTACCACGGGTGCCTTTGATTTCTTCTTCAAAGGCTTCCTGATAGGATACCCACCGCTTTGCAGAGACACGCTCTACGACGGTGTACAGCTCGACGTCTTCTTCTTGGTCGGGCTTATAGGTCTGGTTAGCGGTTGCGCGCTCCAGCAGGTCCTCTGGAAGTGTCTTAGGGTCCACCACTTCGCGGACGATGATCTTCATTAGGTTGCCTGCGTCATCACGGACGACAACGTACTTGTAGAGCTGGAAGCCCTTAATGTCGTCTCCGAGATACAGGAGGTAGTTGCCTGCTACCAGCAGGTGTTTAAGGCACGAGAACAGGATTGTGCGTAGTGGAGAAACTTCGATATCACGAAGGACCTCTTGCTCCAAGCGCTGAAGGCCTGCCTCAATCGTGGAGGCTAGCTCGTCAGCTTCAGCTTCTTCCATGCCAGCGAGTTCTGCGCGCTGCTTCCGGCTTATCGAGAGCTGGAAGAACGGCGTGTTAGGTGGGAGGATAGTCAGCAGCAGCTTCGCAGCCAGGGTGTTCACCCCGGTCGATCCAATGGATTGCCACGGTTGCTCAATGTCCACGTCTTGGTTCTTGCGGGACTGATCACTCTCGAAGGGGATCAGGCTCGGGATCGTCAGTTTAGAACACTCGAAGGCACGAGAGAGAAACTGTTGTCGATGCGTGGATAGCTTTGCGTACTCTGCTTTAGCTGATGTTTTCTGGGTTGGTTTTTCTACAGCCATCTAGCGCCCCATGCGCGCGATGTTAGCCCCGGCCCGTACACCACCCATGTTCACGTCTGTGCGTAGGGTGCGCCGAGAGCGGGCTGTGTTGCCCTTAACCTGTCCGTCACGAGAGCGGGGGCGCTCTTGCATCTTAAGGTTCTCTGCGGTCTTCAGCGGGGCAGCGGGGGCTGCGGCTGGTGTTGCAGGCTCAGGAATGTCAGGCGTGTTACACATGCTTTGTCTCCTGTTGCTTGTTGTAGTGATGTCGAAGGATGTCTAGGACGTTCTGCTGACCAGCGTTTACACCGAAAGAAAAAGACCCCACGTCTTCACGCAGGGCCTTGTCAGGGAACATGTCTTCTAGCTTATCCAAGAGAACCTTCGGTACTTCTGGGAATTTCATATAGTTGTCCTTAAGGTTACCTAGGGGAAACCTCTCTAGAATACAGTAGCTTTTAACACTACCTCGCTTCTACATCGGTTCAAAGCGGTCGTCCTTACCAATACCAGCCCTCTTCCACGCCATGATAAACATGATGTTGCAGGCTGCATGGGCCAAGTGTTCGCACTCGCTCTCAGGGTCGATGTCCTCACGCTCTAGGAACGCTTGGATGTGCCGGAGGGTTGAGGCAACGTAGCGACGGTAGGACGAACCTTTGCGCCAGTTATCCACCGAGTACTTCTTAGCGCCATAACCTAGGACCTTTGCCATCTCCCTTTGGAAGCCGGGGTCGATCAAGGTCAGGTCAGGTTTACCGGAGTCGAAGTGCATCGCTTCGCTATCATCGAGGCCACCGAAGGTATCCGGGGTCGGGGGACCGTGGATGACCTCTTCCAAACCCGGAGGGTCAGGGAGCAATTCCATCGGTGCATCCTCGATAGCGAAAGGCTTACGAGCGGCAGCGGTGAGCCGGAGGTCAGGCTGCTGGCACTCTTGGTAAGGATAAGCCCCACACCAGTCGCACCCGAGATGGGCATCGGGACAGCTTATGGGTTCCATAGGGTGATCTCCCCTGTCTGGAGGTTGTAGTTTTCAAAGCGCATGATGTGGGCGACTTGGGCCTGTGCTAGTGCATACTGTTCGTCCAGCTTCTTCTTCTCGAAGAGAGGGACGATCACGTCATACCAGAAGTCCCGAAGGTCTTCGGATGCAACAGGGTCAGGGACGATCTTCTCGACCGATACCTTTCCAATGCCAGGGCAGCCCGGATAATTGTCCGTGCGATCCCCTTCTAGCGTTTGCCGAAGGTGCCACATGTTGGCTTCAGCTTCAGTGATCTCGAAGAACTCATCCGTGCGGAAGTTATAATGCTTCCCCGGGACAGTCTTGAGATCCTTATCGATGGTCACGATGATTTGGTCGTGGCCGTTCTTAGGGTGGGTTGCTGCGATACCCATGAGGTCATCGCCTTCGAGCTTGTCGATGCGCTTGCCTCTCGGGTCGTTTGCTACGTAGTCCCGCAGGGGAGCCACCAGCATAGGCTTAACGCTCTTGGAGCGGTTGGCCTTGTAATCACCCCACACGTCGAAGCGCCAGTTGGTCTTCGGGGTCACTGCAAGCATGCAGGTATCAGCCTCCACTTTGCCCATGAGGGTCGCAACGCTGTCCTCAAGGCGTACGCGGGCTTCATCGAAGTGCGCATGGCGGGTCCACAGGATGTCGTCGTCACCATAAGGCCAATCTATCGATGTCTCGCAGATTGATGCCACTTCGTAGATCAGGATGTCAGCGTCGATCAATGCTCTCAAACTGCTTCTCCTTCAATCAATGCGTCCACGAGGGGACGGTGGTTACCCAGCAGGTCGGCCATCATGGTCTCAGCCAGTTCACGGGTGTGGGGGTGATAGTCAGTTACGGTTCGACGACCGACCGCACGAGTGAAGCGCAGGATGTCGATGATCGATCCACGGAATACACCCATAACCATACGGCTCATTGGGAGTGCTGAGGTTGCCTGAGAGAAGTTACAGCCAGCGTCCATCATCTTTCCAGCGAGTGCTGAGCTACGAGCCTCGTTCTCCATCATGTCATGCTCGAAATCTTCGCTGTCCAAGTGGAACAGGTCAGAGTGAGAGCGATAGATCCCTTGCTCTTCTTCCTTCTCCATGGCGGCACCTGTCAGCCATGAAGACTGCGTCCATCCTTGGAACAGCGCGTTGCACTCTAGGAACGCAAAGACTGCCATAGGCTGCCGGAAGGTGAAATGCTCGGCCTCGAAGGCGGACAGGTCACGAGACGCGGCTGCCTTGCGAAGGGTAGCTTGGAGACGGCTTAGGGTTGGCGTGTCCTGCTCTGAGGAAAGCAACGAGTACGTCGTCAGTGTCAGGTTTGATAGTGTCATTGAGTAATCCCTTTGAGGTTGAACAGGACGTCCAGCCCCTTTGGTGTGATCAGGTGTTTGTTACCGTAAGTGTTAGGACCAACGCGGGTCGTGATGAGGCCCCTCTCGGTAGCCATCGCCACGACTTCAGCATTCTCGCGGTGCCAGTCAGAGCGGGCTGTAAACCCACCCTGCCAAGCGTTGTCCAAAGTTGCCACGAGAGCGCCTAAGTATGAGCTACTCTCCATTAGGCGGCTGGAGGTGTCTCAACGTCGTCTTCGAGTTCACTCTCTTCGAGTGTCTCGGTGATGCGGAAGGTGAAGCGTAGGTCCTTCAGGTAACCAGCGTTGACGAAGTTAAAGGTGATAGGGTCGGGGTCTGACATCAGGGATACCGTACCGTCTGGTAGTGTCTCCGTGATGACGCGATCACACGCCATGAGGACACCGCTCTCTGCGGCTGCTTCGAGTTCAGCGATGTAGTTGTCGAAAGCACGGCGGATTTTGCGGCCAGCCGTACGCATTGCTTGTTTGTTGTTTGACATTAGTGAGTATCCTTCCAAGAGGTTCCGGCTTCAGCCTCGCCTTCAAGGGCGCAGGTGAAACCAAGTTGTTCGCCAGCTTCTGCGATTGACCAATTGGCCACTTCACAGACGTACTCAGCGATTTCGGGTTTACAGGTCAGCTGCACTTCATCGTGGACGTGAGCGACTTGCGCCCAGTCTTCGCCCCACACGTAGCCTTCCTCGGTCAGCCTCTCGTAGAGGAGAACCGGGGCTAGCTTCATGGCGACGGCCCCTGCGTTTTGCAGGAGGGAGTTCAATGCAGCATGGGTATGGCGAATGGGAATACGACGACCGTCGATACCTTTGATCCACCGCTTCTTCTTGGCTGCCACAGTGACAGCGTCGATCAGACCTTTGAGGCCTGGGGTGTTCTTAAGGAATTTCTGCTTCAGCGCGCGACCAGCTTGTGGTCCCTTGCCGATGATCTCTCCGATCTTCCCATCACCAGCTCCGTAAAGAAAGGCGTAGATAAACGTCTTCGCGTTGGAGCGAGAAGGCAAACCGGCTGCCTTCTGGTTTTGTGTATGGATGTCAGTGCCATCCTCTTTCTTCCCATCAAGAACTATCTTGGCGTATCTGCCACCGTCCTTCATGAAGTGCGCTAGGCACCGGAGTTCGAGCCCCGAAGCATCACAGCCTACAAGAACGTGCCCTTCGTCTGGGAGGAAAAGTGATCGGCAATCTGCTCCGTAGGGAACAGTACCTTTCGCGTTCTCGATGGAAGGCACTT